CAACGAATCTTAAAAACAAAAAAAACAAAAAAAACAAAAAAAACAAAAAAAACAAAAAAAACAAAAAAAACAAAAAAAACAAAAAAAACAAAAAAAACAAAAAAAACACCGGTGTTTTTTTTTACATCTATATTTTTTTGTAGATTTTCCAGTATAGGTTTGTTGGATTTTTTGCATCTTCGCCGACAGGTTCAAACAATCGGTTTAATTCTACAACATCAATATACCCATATGAATGAATTAATTTATCGTAATACCCCTTTGTCTTATAGTTGTCAACATAATTTGCTTTATATTTAATTATGTCATTTTCACTTAAATTAGGTCTATGCGTTATTTCGTATAAATGGTGTTCCCAGTTTATAATATATAAATCGTTGCTGTTCTGACAATCGTGTTCTTTAATAATCAACAAAGAATTGGCCTTTGATAATATTTGCAGATTCTTAAATAAATCCTTAATGATTAAGTCAGACATATGATGAAGAGATACCATTATTAAAACAACGTCAAGACTATTTGCTTTAATCGTTGGAATCGTTACATTATCCCAAAAAATATATTGTAAATATTGTTGATTAGAGTAATTATATGTTTCTGTCCAACCCGAAATATTTTCAACACAATATAAGTTATTTTTATTTAATTTTAATAATTGCCCGACCTCTTTCAAAACATCGCCATTGCCTCCACCAATATCGGCAATTTTCATCGACTTTAAATAATGTTTTTTTAAAATATAGGTAGCAATCTTTTTAGAAATAAAATTTCGATTGGTTGGTATATTGCTTTTTATATTATAAGAGTGGTATATTTTTGAAATTTGTAAGAACTTTTTCTTGGAATAAGAACGTGTTTCAGTCAATAAATCCTCAATTGTTTTAAGGATTTTTTCATTTTTTATTATTTTTTTAAGTAAAATATTAAACCTCATATTTAGATTCATCTCTTTCATACTATAATAATATACAAAAATATAATATATAGATAGTATATGACGATAAAAAAATGCGTTTCTGGATGTAAAGGGTTCGACAATACAATTTGCGAAAAAGCGACAAGATGTGCTTATATAAATAGTTCTACTCGTAAATATTGTCGTTTATCCTCGAAATATAAAATGGGAAAACCTCCAAAATGTAATGTTACAAAACGTATTCTTAAAAAAGACGTAAAAAACGAAGCCTCCAAAAAAATCACCCGATTTTTGAAAGACAGCATAAGACGCACCCAACCAATTCAACCTCCACCATCGAATAAAAAGAAAAATCCAAAAGATGTTATCGGGAGATTTATGCTTAACACAGGAGATAAACGAAAGGCATTATTTTTAAAATCGATATGTTCTGATTCTGGGGTGTGTATTGCCTTTGGACAAGATAGTAAAAAAATAATTGATTTCTTTGATGGGTTCACAAACTTTAATTACGTGAAATTACCGGTTATTCAAATAGGTAGTCCATCTGCTAACGGATTTGTTAAACAAATCGAGTATGAAAAATCAGGATATAACGCTTATTCTGTTTTAAAATCATCGATTGATAAGGGTTCGGATAATTTAGTTTATGAATATATAGTAGGCCAATTCATTAATAAAGCAAGTAAATTCTTCCCGTGTTTCGTTGAAACTTACGGGTTATATTATTATAAAGACCAAGCCTCTTGGAAAACTTCAAAAAATACAAGTGTTATTAATACAAATATATTGAAAGATATACTCGAATTACAAACGACCGTCTACGATTATAGAAAAATGTGTAAAGAATCTAAATATGCAGCAATTTTAATTCAACACTTAAAAAACGTCCGTACATTAAAACAACGTTTAACTTCCAACTTTATAATTCACGATTTATTATTCGTTTTATACCAAATTTATATGCCTTTATCCGTGCTAAAACAAACATTCACACATTACGATTTACACACAGATAATGTTCTTTTATTTGAACCTATAAAGGGCAAGTATATAGAATATCAGTACCATTTACAAAATGGAGAGATTGTCAAATTTAAGTCACCTTATATAGTTAAAATAATCGATTATGGAAGGTCGTATTTTAGCCCAGAACCTCCAGATTTAAATCCAACAAACATTTATAATCATTTATGTGCCGAACCTTCGTGTTCCCCAAAGTGCGGGTCTAAATCCGGATTTTCTTTTTTTAATCCATACCGTAAGAAAGAAATAGACGATTGGTATATTAACACAAATTTTAGTAATCAAAGTCACGATTTAAAAATATTAAAATTTATTTCTACAAAAATCGAACATAACAATTTTAAGGGTATAGACGCGAAATGGAAGACATATTTGGACCCGTTAGTTAAAATAATAACAGGTGCTAGTCAACAATATGGAGAGGGAATTATAGCACCGGAAAAATTTTACGGAACAAAGGAAATTTTAACTTCTGGATTACCTTCCTCGAAAATAAATAACGTCACAGATGCGGAAGCCGCATTAAGACAAATCATTTTATATCAAGGTTCCGCTAAAAAACTAAACGACCTTAACTATAAACCAGAACATAAAATAGGAGATATTCACGTTTATACGGATGGAACTCTAATGAAATTTGTTCCTGTATAGACTAAAGCACGCGCACGCGTATTCTAAATATAATATAATTTGTTATGAAATTATATTATGTGGTTTGTTTATTTACTAGAATCTAGTAATAACTCAACCTATGTCGGCGCGACCGTTGACTTAGAACATCGACTTCGACAACACAATTGTGAAATAAAAGGAGGGGCTGTGGCGACAAGTTCGAAAGTAAAGGCGGGCGAGGTTTGGAAACGCGCATGCCATGTTTCGGGATTTCCTTCGTGGCCCGCAGCCCTTCAATTTGAATGGCGATGGAAACAATTATCGCGTAAATTTCCCGCCAAAATGTTCCCATTAGAAAGAAGAATAAAGGCTTTAATTCAACTGTTAAAATTAGACAAACCAACATCCAAATCAGTCCCTTATTCAGAGTGGTCAACTAAACCAGAAGTGATTTTCGAAATTGACGAAGCATTAAACCTATATAATAAATATAATTTGGATTAATTTTGTATTAAATACGTAGACAACTATATATAAATGGAATTCAGGTTTAATAATTTAAAAAATATAAATACAACCAGATACATTGACGACTCTAATTTTGGGAACCATTTTTTTTATGCGATGGTTTTACACCACTTATCTGAACAAAATGATTTATTATCAACTTATAAAGAACATACAGCTATGAATGAGTTGGGAATTGATTTATTTGTTGGAACGAGAGTATATACAAAAAATGTCGTCATTACGAATGATAATTTTTTTAATTTCTTATTTACCCCAATTCAACCTAACAAAAATATTATTCTAAACGGATATTTTCAAACAAAAGAATTTGCGCTATATTTATACGACTATTTTAAAGACGAATCTCAAAAAAATAAAATTATAAAGCATAATATCTATAACGATAGATATAAAACGAATAATGATATTTTTGTGCACGTTAAATTAATAGATATGGTTCAAATAAAGGACCCCTATAAATATTACGATAAAATATTGTCAACAACCAAGTTTGAAAAAGGATATATATCGAGTGATAATATAACCCACCCAATATGTCAACAACTAATGGATAAACATAATCTACATAAATTAAATGATAATATTGTTGAAACTATTATGTTTGCTTCAACGTGTAATACCCTTGTTTTATCTAAAGGGACACTCTCTTGGTTAATTGGTATATTGTCGTTTTATGCAACATCCATATATTACCCACAATCACCTATAAATTTTAAAAGTAATATTTTTGTTATTCCAGAATGGACCGAAATAGACCTAAAAATAGAATAATAGGTAGTTCGTCTGTTCATTTGGTTCGTTTGGTCGGGTATTTTTAATTAAATAAACCAACATTACAAGTTTATAATTAGGTTCACCACAATTATGTCGACATAATTCATATAACTATTTAAGGAATAAATCAGGTTGTCAACCAAATCCTTATTGGTTGTTTCTAATATTTCATCGACATATCCAAAAATAATATTCAGCCTTTTTTCGGTCCATATATTATTCAAATGTTTATAAATATCCTGTTTTATTTTTCCGCCCGGAGATTCAAACGTAGATAAAATTTGGATTGGGTCAAAATCGTCCGTTTCAACAAACGACATAATCACATTTTTCAATTGGTCGATATTATAAATGATTTCGTTTCCTTGGTATGTCTTCTTCAACTTTTCAAACGTATCCAATATTTTATTAAATAAATTTATAAATCGGGGTTTATTGTTCCTGGATAAATAAAATTTACACGCGAAAATAATCGGAAAAAACAAAATATTAATATCGTTTTTAGAATCACGATATATTGTTCTTACGGTTCCTTGAAAAATCCCAGAATTCTGAATAATTAATTTATTGTTTAATATCGATATTTTTGTCCCAACCGGTTTATAAGCACAAATAAATAACTTAATTATAACGGTTAACGGGTCAATTGTATCGTTTTTGTATTTACCCCAAATATCTTTTATCATATCCATTATTAAGAAATTGGTTTATTATTTATATCAGTTGTTTATTTATTGTGCTAAATAAACAACCCAATCCCGCGTAATAATAATAATATAATATATAGAATGTCATGTTTTGGTCCTTGTTATAACCCGGTTCCAACTAGAGAATGGTCCAGATTTCAAAATACGTGTTCCTCCAATAATTCGGCAACTATTTCACCTTTAACCGCCTTAGAAATTGCAACTAATAACAAGGGTAATATTTTACAATATAAAAAGAATTCATCGAATTTAACCAAACGACAAATTTATACACAAATCGCAAAAGGAAAATGGACCAATCGAACGACCAGTTGGGCCACACAATCAGATACATATACTAACCCTAATACTAATGGGTTAACTCAGGTAAATAACACATTATTGTGTTACGGAAGAGGCGTTTTATGTAATCCAACAAGCAACTCTGATGTTCCCGGTCCTATTATGAATTTGTGTTACAACGATACGCAACAAACATATTACCCCAAAACTAGAGTAACCTATTTAGCAGGTTCAAATAAATGGCCCGTTAATTCTAAAAATATTGTTGCCGCAAATCAAAGCTGTTGAGTTATAACCGGTTCATAATGCATCTATCCAACACTAATTTTTCATTAAATAATTCTATTTTATCCTTTATTAATCTATCTATCTCAACATCGTATTTTTTTATTTGTGCTTGGTATTTTAACTCAATTTCCGCTTTTTCGGTTTCTAACCTTAAAACCTTTTCTTGTAACGTATGTTTTAATGCGTTATTTATTTCACTATAATCTGAAAACATTAAATAATCTAAATAAATGTTCGGGTTTATCGAGTCAATCAGATGATTCTTAACGAGAAATTTATAGTCTGCATAATTCGGCAATAAATAAATATCAGCATTTATCTTTTTAGAAACTAAATTTGCCGACACCGATGGATTATAAACTAATGAGAAAATATGTCTCTCTGCCCCCGTTTCAATATCAATTAAGTAAAATTCAACATTAGATATATCAGTCATGTCTACATCATTAATACACGGTTCTAAATTTGAAACTTTAATTATTAAATTCGTATTGGTATAAAAGGTGTAGGTAATACAAAAATTATGGATATTTACATAAGATAATTTAGTATTCATAAAACTATAATAAATCTTAATATCTGTATAAAGTATTTTAATGAATGTCTCGATAGATTTCATTTGCGGGAATTCATTTAACTTACTTATAAAACATATCCCGTCCTTTTTTTTCATTTTCTCAAAAGAAATTTCATAATTAAACATATCTTCAGGCATCTCTTTTAATTATTATTCATTACCCATATTTAAATGTTTATTTTAGTTTATGTTTTATTTCGCCCATTTTAACAATTTCGTCCTTTTGAGTCTGTATTATATTTTTAGCCAAAGCAACAACTTCATAATTATTCGACTTTTCTAAAATTTTATTACTTGTTAGCAACGCCATCGAATGATGCTCCACCATTCCATCTAAATATTGAATATCATCAATAAATAATTGTGTCTTATATAAATATATACATATCATTGTAGACAATCCTAAAATAACATATAGTTTAAAACTAATGATGTTATATGTCATGTCGTGCATAATTACTTCTAAAATGCCCATAACTAAACCCATCATTATTGAAACGTATAATTTACCCAAATTGTTTGTTATTTGGCTCACCTTATTTGCCATTACAAAACTCATCATAAAATATTGGACCAAAAAACTACCAACAACCATTACTACTAACGTATGGACCATTCGCATTTTATAATATGTTATTTTATTTTATTTATTCCGGTTATTTATTCCGTTTAAGTGTGCGAGTTAATTTCCGACGTCGTGTTTTATTACTTCGTTTTTTAATAAAATTAAATATTTCGGTCTTTTGCTCCTGTAACATCATAATTATATTCTGATAAAAATTTCGGAATTTGGGTTTCATTTTTAAAAGGTCGTCAATACAAACCCATCTAATCTCCTCCTTCTCGAATATCCTATACGATTTTATTACTTTTGGGTCCAGTTTTTTCTGTAAAAATCGCTGGTTATTGTTATAATAATAAGGCAATAAAGGTTCATACTTATATGGCAAAATATGCGTTCTATATATACCGAATTTACGTATTGGATTAACATAATCTATATTATAAGTTCCGGATTTGTTTATCATTTGTTTAATATCATTACTTGAACCTATAAAACCGGTAAGTTCCTCAGTTCCTTCACGGATTGACGTTTCCAACAACGTTTCGTTGTTATCCGTCCCACCTCCAAAATCAGCCCATCCAGGACTCGTATCTTCATATTTATTTTCCTTTCCAAATAAAAAATAAAGTTTGTTATTATGAATTGCGGTAGGCAATAATCCAGCACCCATAATTATATATTATACTATTATTTAAAAATAAACGTGTATTTATTCAAATGTCTTTATATAAAATTCGCGATTGGATAAATTTAGATAAACTTAATTGGCATTGGTTGTCCAGTAATCCCGTAGCAATTCACTTATTACAACAAAACCCCGATAAAATCGTGTGGAATATGTTATCACGTAACCCAGAAGCAACACACTTATTAGAACAAAATCAGGATAAAATTGATTGGTCCGTTGTTTCTGAAAATCCGGGAGCAATCCAGATAATCGAAAAAAACCCCGATAAAATCGAGTGGATTAAATTATCACGTAATCCAGGAGCAATACGATTATTAGAACGCAACCCCAATAACATTAATTGGGTCGAATTATCTCAAAACCCGGGAGCAATACACTTATTAGAACAAAACCACGATAAAATCGTTTGGTGTATGTTATCGAGAAACCCGCAAGCAATACACTTATTGGAACAAAACCCCGATAAAATTGACTGGAAACAATTATCTCAAAACCCGGGAGCAATACATTTATTAAAGCAAAACACCGATAAAATAGATTGGGGCTTATTATCAAGTAATCCGGAAGCAATCCAGTTATTAGAACAAAACCCCGATTATATTAATTGGACATGGTTATCCATGAATCCAAACGCAATACATCTATTAGAAGATAACCCTGATTATATTAATTGGACTTGGTTATCTGCGAACCCAAATGCATTACACTTATTAAAACAAACCCCCGATAAAATAAATTATATTTTTTTATCTATGAACCCAAACATATTTTCGGTCGATTATAAATTTCTTACACAACGCATATTTGATACTGGCGTTGCCGAAGGTATTATTATGGAGAGGTTCCACCCTAAAAACATGGATAAATTTGTTGACTGGGGATACGACGATTTTAATCCCTTGAATAATTATTTAAACATATAATAAGTAATAAGTGATGGCGCTTAATTTATTTAAACTACACGATTGGATAAATTTAGATAATCTTATTTGGTATTGGTTATCTAGCAATCCGAACGCAATTTATTTATTGGAACAAAACAAACATAAAATTAATTGGAATATGCTTTCCAGTAATCCGAACGCAATACACTTATTAGAAAGCAACCCAAATAAAATAGATTGGTTTTACTTATCTCAAAATACAAACGCGTTGACATTATTAGAACAAAACCAAACACTTATTAATTGGTCTTTAGTTTCTGAAAACCCCGGTGCATTACCACTATTAAAACGAAGACCCGATAAAATAGATTGGGTTCTATTATGTAATAATCATAATCCAGAAGCAATACCTTTATTGGAAAAAAACATGCATAAGATTAATTGGGTATGGTTATCACGCAATCCTGGAGCAATACGGTTATTGGAACAAAACCCCGATAAAATATATTGGGAAAGCTTATCTGGAAATCCGGCAGCAATTCGGTTATTGGAACTCAACCCAGATAAAATTAATTGGAAAGTCCTTTCGGGAAATCCGGGAGCAATACACTTATTGGAACGAAACCCCGATAAAATTAATTGGGGCAGTTTATCTGGAAATCCGGCAGCAATACGGTTATTGGAACGAAACCCCGATAAAATAGATTGGAATAACCTTGCCGAAAACCCCAACGGCGTGCCTTTATTAAACACACATTATCCTTTTGATAATATTAAACACT